GGAACCCTCACAAGTTCCCCACTCTCTTTACGGCATATATATGCCGAGGCCCACGTTTGTAGGAGGAGAAATCTGCTGTGCAATATACCCGTATTATCAACCGAAAGACTACCCTCGCTCGCGAGGGTGGAAGTTTATCTAGTTGTTTTTCGTGGACGCCTCTTGGCGACACGTGGACGACTAGCACTTCCACCGCTGGCGGTGAGGTTACCTATCAGGAAGATAATCCTGGGTGGCGCAGACAGATAGCCCGGGGTCAGAATGCTACGACGCCATTCAATGCGAATGACATTCGTATCATCTTTGCGCCTGGATTTTGTGATTCCAGGCGCGTATGCCGCGTCCTAACTTCCGATGGTTGGGTTGTCAGATATGGTCGCGAGACCGTTTCTGGCTTCATCAACGACGGGTTTTCGGACGTGACCATGCCTTCGGCACCTTCTACAGATGTTGACCAAGAGGTCGATGCACGTGCCAGGCTTGAGTGGATCAAGCGAGCCCGCTCTGCACAGGGCGCCCTTCGGGGCGCTACTATGCTGGCGGAACTCGCTGATACTCTCAGGACCATACGTAATCCTGCGCGAGCGCTACGCGAGTCTGTAGATTCGTATAGTGCTGCGGCTCGCCGCCGTGTTGCAAAAGCAACTGGCCGCGACCCGCGCGGTGTGCGTGTACGTGATCTGTCTGAAAAACAGAGACGTGCTGCACAACGTGCCTTATCAGAATCATGGTTAGAAGCCCAATTTGGCTGGCTACCCTTGATTTCTGATATAGAGGATGGAGTGAAGGCTTACGATAAGTTGTCTGGCCGAGATGAGCGTGCTGGAGTTTCGTCCCGTGCGTCATCCAAGTCAGCTCCTACAATAAGCTTTCCAGCTGCATCCTTGAAGAACCTTAATATACGTACGGAGGTTCACACCTACGTCGTACATGAGGTGCAGTATTACGGGGCAGTGAAAGTGACTATGTCTTCCTTTTCCGGTAGGGTAAGCGAAGAAGCGGGCCTCAGGGTCCGTGACTTTGCTCCAGCCCTCTGGGAATGGATTCCATATTCATTTCTAGTGGACTATTTCACCAATATTGGTGATATAGTGGAGGCTGCTAGCTTCCCTCGTAGTGATGTGGCATGGTGTGCAAGAACTATTCGCAATACCTCTACCCGAGATGGTTCTCGGATGACTATTGCGAAGAACAGTTCTGTTGCATACCCTCTGACAAACCACGTCGAGGTGCTTGCAGCGTATCCATCGACCTTGATCATCGAACGTAAGTACGTTGAGCGCGACAAGTATTTGGGCTCCTTTGTTCCCTCGTTCCAGTGGGAAATCCCTGGTTCGAGGAACTTCAAGAAGTACCTTAACATTGCCGCTCTCGCCTCCTTACGAGGCATGAGGCGCTAGGCGTCCCGGTAAACCTAGTAATAGGAGCTTGGACGGACCAACACGTTTCATGTGAGTTCTACCTTCAACCTACGAGGCCAACACAATGGCTTTTCAGCTGAGTTCGCCGGTAACAGGTTCGGCCCAAACAGGCCTTACCTCCCCGACGTACACTCTGACGGCTGATACTCCGCCTGTTTCTCATTCGAAACAGTACGCAGTGACAGCTCTCGGAGGGACCCAGACGGGCGTTGAGGCTCATGCAATGAGCCAGCCCTTCACTATTGCAATGTTTCGGCCGGCGGTCCCAAAGACCCTCGGAATTCCGAATCCTGCAACAGGGGTCATCAACAACATTCCTCGGAACGTTTCGAAGATTGTTGTTCGCAAGGGTGTCAACGTCGCCGCAGACCAGCCTCCAGTTACGGCAATTTTCACACTCACGTGTGATATTCCGGCTGGAAGCGATGTCTACGACGCGGAGAGCATCCGAGCGGCGTTGTCCTGTCTGTTCGGAAGCTTGTCCCAGCAGTCTGCTGGGATCGGGGATTCCGTCGTGACGGCTGTTCTGTAAGGATCAGCCCCATGAAGAAATTCTCGCAAGCAGAACTCATAAAACGCCTCGTTTGGGCCCTGGTCGGGTACTTCGCATCCCTTTTCGGGATCGTTGACCTTCCCGTGGAACCAATCGCTGCGGCTCTCCTCTGATTAATCTCAGAATGAGCTGAGTTCTCGAACTGACTACGACAACGGGAGAACAGTATGTCCGGTGTTAATCGGCAAGTGTTACTTTCGTGCCTTCGCTCAGATCTTCCATCTGATCGCTTTCTGGACAAAAAAAGTCCAGACTGCGGCCACCTGGATATCGCCGTAACAACGCTCTTGGGAAGCGTCTTCAAGAAATTTGAAGACCCTAATCCTGAGGCGGATGCCAAGGCTATATCTAAGTTCTTGCACGTTAATCAACTTGCAGGATCTTGGAAGGTTGTCACTGACCGCCTTAACAGCTGGGATGAGGAACTTCTCGGTATCGTAAAAAGATACCTTGACGATTTCTTTCATCCAGCAGGTGAGTTACTAGTCCCTAGCTTCGATGCCCTCTTTCAGGAGGGAGATCTAGGCCCGGGGGCTAACCTCTTAGGGCGGGGAGGGGACTTCTATACCAAGATGTTCTCCTCTAAGCTAACGGTGACAAATCTAGAGCTGTACGCATCGTACAGACGTTCTATCGCTACCCTCCCCTCTTGGTTGATGGCCGAAAATCAACGGCTCAGATCAATGGAAGGCCCGGTAGTCGTAGAAGGTAACCGCACATCCTGCGTACCTAAAAACGTCGATATCTCACGTACAATCTGTACTGAGCCCACACTTAACATGTGGTATCAGCTCGGATTTGGTAACATCATACGCAAGCGCCTTCGTCAATTCTTCGGAATTGACTTGGCGTCTGTGGCTGATGTGAATCGTGAGATGGCGCGACGAGGCTCGTGTGGCTGGGCGGATCTCAGTGTTGATGGACGGCAGTTATCGCAAGATAACTTCTGTACCATTGACCTGGAATCTGCTTCAGATTCTATGAGTCTCGGCATGTTGAAGTTCATGCTCCCGAGATGGGTGTATGATCTTCTCATGTTCCTCCGGTCGCCCGTAACAAGGCTGCCGGATGGTTCTCGCGTCGAGCTAAACATGGTGTCTACGATGGGGAATGGATTTACGTTCCCTCTCCAGACGCTCTTATTTAGCTGCATCGTTGC